TGCAGACGCCGCGCGTGTTCTACGAATCGCTGCAGGAGATTCAGGCGGCCGGCGGATTGCCGGAGCCGCTGGCGATCCTCGTGGACAAGCGGCCCAAGCTCGACCCGATGCGCGTCAAGTTGTGGGGCGAGATCCGCGCGGTGGCGGCCGCTGGCCCGATAGGCGAGGCGGCCGCGATGGCGTGGACGTACATCAGCGCGGCGTCGCTGCACTATCACGATGCCGGCCGGTATGCCGGTAGCTTCGAATGGGAAGTGAACGGCACGTCCATCGGCCCGCAGCCGCCGGACGGCGCCAAGCTCGGACCATCGTCAGTGGTCTACGTATCGAACACCGCGGGCGTGCGCGCGAACGTCGCTGAGACGGGCGTCGTGCTCGCGGTGCCGGACGGCATCGTGTGGGGCGCCTATAACCTGCTGCGCCGGCACTACGGCTCGCGGCTCTCGCTGCGATATTTCTATCGTCAGTACGGCCCCTGCCTGCAGATTTCCAACCCGACCCGCAAGGTCAAGGCGACGCGCAAGCCGGGCGTCATGGCGCGCAAAGCAAAGAGGGCAGCAGCATGAGCAGCCCGGGATTCCGCGATGCGATCAAGCTGGAATTGGCGACGCGCTGGACCGCGACGCCGGTTCTCGATCTGTCCGACTACCTCGCGGTGGACGATCTGCCGGCGACCGGGACCGACCCGGTGCTGCTGTTGCAGTTCATCGGCGGGCCGGACCGAATGGCGACCATCGCGCAGGAAGGTAACCACGGCTGGCGTGAGGACGGCGTGTTCTATTTCCACTTGCTGCTGCCCACGGGCGAGCCGGCGGCGCGCGCGCTGTCACTCGGCGAGCAGTTGCGTGGTATTTTTCGCGGGCGTCGGCTCGGCAGCTACGTGATTGACAACATCGAACCGTTCAGTGACTTCGCGGGTGCAGCGATCCGCGTCAACGGCAAGTGGCATGGCTGGTCCGCTGCGGCCGCCTACTACAACGTGATTTGCGGTTAGGAGTAACCATGAGCAGCAGCAACCTCGTTCAGCTTGTCGGCGTGCCGGAGACGGTTTACGGCAAGACCCCGACCCTCGATGCGACCACGCCGTGCCGCACGATCCGATTCACTTCGGAGTCGCTGTCCGGCACCCCGCAGACGACCGAAAGCGCGGAGTCGCGCACGGATCGCATGAGTGGCGGGCAGGTGGTGACCGGCCTCGACTCGGGCGGCGATATCAATATCGAACTGTCGCGCGATCCGGTGTACGACGCGTTCATCCTGATGGCGATGATGGCGCCCGACTGGACGGTCGAAGTCTCGGTCGGCGGCCCGTTCACGCAGGCTAAGGATCCGGCGAACGATCAGCTGGCGACCATCACCGGCACGTTCGACACGGCGGACTGGGGGAACAGCGGTAAAGCGCTGCTGCCCGGGGACATGCTCGTGTTCGCCGGCTTCACCGATCCGGCCAACAACGGCCCGCGTCAGGTGACGCGCGTCATCGATCCGACGAGCTTCGAAGTCGTCACGCCGCGCGCGGCAACCGACGAAACCTCCGACGCAGCAGCGGGCGTCAGCCTGCCGCGCTACGTGGACATCGGTTCGACGCAGACTTCGATCACGCTGTCGAAGGCGTACACGGATGTCACGCATGACGTCGCCGATGACGTGCACTCGCAGCGGTACACGGGCGCGCTCATCAACGGCATGAGCTTCGACCTGACCTACGGCCAGATCGTCACCGGCTCGTTCTCGTTCGTCGCGAATGGCTACGAGCAGGAGTCGCCGTCGCTGGCGCAGAAACTCGTGACCGCGGGCGGCACGGTCGCGCCGGCCGGTACCGCGCAGCCGCTCAACGCGTCGGTGGACATGCCGCTCGTGACCGTGGGCGGGCAGCCGACGGATTTCTGCATCGAGTCGCTCACGCTCACGCTCGACAACGGGCTGTCGCCGCAGAACTGTCTCGGCAAGATCGCGCCGACGAAGTACAGCCTCGGCACCGCGTCGATCAACATCAGCGCGTCGATCTACTTGGGCGATCCGAGCTATGACAAGTTCATGCCCGGCAAGCTCACGCAGGAGCCGGTGTCGATGCTGTTCGCCGCGGTCAACGCGGACGGCGGCTACGCGTTCGACTTGCGCGCCGTGCAGCTGTCGTTCCCTGACCCGGCCAGCGGCGGCAAGGATCAGCAGGTGATGATCGACGCGGAGGGCGTGGCAAAGGTCGGCCCGAACGGCGCGTCGGCGCTGCGGATCTATCGCTGGTAACCGCATGAATCTCGCCAAGTACAGGGTGCCGGAAAGCGCGCGCCTCGGAGTCTGGATTGAACTTCCCGACTCCGATGGCGCGCGGTTCCGCGTGCGGTTGCCGTCCGAGCAGAACCGCGCGTGGCAGCGGCGGATGCTGTCGCTCATGGTGGCGGCGGGCGCGGTGCCGAAGCCGGACGGCACGGTGGACCGGAGCGCGGTCGATGTGAACCGCATGGTGGAGTGGACCGAGCAGCGGTTGCTGGCGTTCCATGAGCTTTGCGTGGTCGAGTGTCCGCCGGGCATCGCGCACGAGTCGCTGCTCGATGAATACCGGCCCGCACTGGAGGCGCTGTTCGACGCGGCGATGGATCGCGTCGCCGCCGAGGACGGGGAGGCCGCTGACGCCGAGGGAAAATCATTGCCCTGATCCGGTGGGAGAGCGAGTGGTCAGGGCGGGAAGCGTTCTATGAAAACCTGCGACGAACGAACAGGCTCTCTCCCGCGCACCATCGGCCGGATGCGACGCGGTATCTCTGGATCATGCGGGCGTTCCACGAACTCTCGACATGCCGGCACTTCACGATGGGGGCGGTCGGCCCGATCCCGGTCACTGCACTGTGGACGTACGTTGACCGCTATGATCTGCCCGAATGGGTTGTGGGCGTTCTGCAGGCGGTGGATGCCGCATACCTCGGGAGCTTGAACGATGGCGGGGAGCAAAGAACAACGGCTGATCGAACTCGTCGTCAAGGCGGTAGGCGACGCCGACATTAAGCGGCTCGGCCGCGAGATGCAGGCGATGCGGAAGGAGGCGACCGCATCGCGCAAGGGCATCGACTCGCTGAACGCCGGAATGAAGGGCATGGCATCGGTCGCCAAGACGGCGGCCGCCGGCCTCGCGGCATTCATGAGCGTGCGCGCCGTGGTCGGCGTGTTCAACGAGCTTTCGCAGGCGATGGACAATGCGGCGAAGGACTCGCAGAAATTCGGCGTCACCGCGGAGACGCTGACGCGCCTGCAGTACGCGGCCAAGATCAGCGGCGCCGATGTGGCGCAGCTGGGCGTCGGCCTGCAGAAACTCACGAAGAACATGGCGACGGTGGACACGGCCACCACGCCAGCGGCGAAGGCGTTGCGCGCGCTCGGCATCACGGCCAAGACGGACGTGAACGAGGCGATGGGAATTCTCGCGGACCAGTTCGCGAACATGCCGGACGGCGCGCAGAAGGCCGCGCTCGCGATGGAGGTGTTCGGCAAGTCCGGCACGTCGCTGATCCCGATGCTCAACGAGGGCCGCGCGGGACTCAAGCAGCTGACCGATGAGGCGGACCGGTTCGGCGCGACGATCAGCACGAAGGCTGCGCGCGCCGCGGAGGACTTCAACGACAACATGATGCGGCTCAAGACTGCCGCAATGGGAGCCGCCAAGAATTTCACCGCTGGCCTGATGCCGGCACTCAAGACCGTCACCGACCAGCTGGTGCGGATGCTCGGCAGCAGTAAAGACTTCGAATCGTTCGGCGAGGCGGCGGGCGAAGCGCTGTACTGGATTGCCGACAAGGTGATCTATGCGACCGGCTGGGTGCGGCGCATCGTGGAGGCATTCCGCGGGCTGGCGGACGCGGCCAAGAGCTTTGCCACGGGCGGACTCGATGCGATGAACGCGTCGCTGTCCCGCACCGCGGATAACCTCACGCGCATCCAGACCGAAACCGAGCAGATGCGTTATCGCATGAAGCTCGCCAGCGCGTACGAAACCGCGGGCTATCTCGACAAGCGCGGCGAGCGCGGCACGGGCGGTGTCGAACTCGCGGACGAGGCTTTTGAAAAGGAAGCCAAGGCCGCGAAGGAAGTCACGAAGGAAAAAGAAAAGGCGCGTGACTTCACCAAGGAAGAACTCGCCGATATCCATCAGCACGTCATCGCCATGCACGCCGAGGCGGAATTGATGAAGCAGATGGAGGTGACGCAACGCGCGCTGCTCGATGACTTGGAGGCCATGCAACCGATCACCGCCGACCTCCGCGGCTTTTGGGCGAAGTCGGGCGTCGATGCCGACTTGCTGCGCGACAGCGTGAGCGATCTCGCGGACGGATTGGTGGACGTGTTCAGCGGCGCGGAAAAATCGTTCAGCAACTTCCTGCGCACGTTCCTCGCCGGCATCGCGAAGATGATCGCGCAGCAGATGCTCTACAACGCCATCGCGGGCGCGCTCAAAAGCTGGGGCGTGGCGGGCTTCGCGGACGGCGGCGTGTTCGCGGGCGGGCGTCAGGTGCAGGCGTTTGCTGGCGGCGGCATCGTCGGCGGGCCGACCATGTTCCCGATGCGCGGCGGACGGACCGGCCTCATGGGCGAGCGCGGACCGGAGGCGATCATGCCGCTGGCGCGCACGAGCGACGGGCGGCTGGGCGTGGCGACGTCGGGCGGCGGCGGCAATGTCACCATCGTGAACAACACGGGCGTGGCCGCGAACGCGAAGGTGCGGCAGGATTCGGAGGGCCGCATGGAGATCATCATGGAGGCCGCGCAGCTGGGCGCGAACATGGCCGAGTCCCGCACCGAGCGCAGCGTGCGCTCCGGTTACGGCGGGCTGTCGCGTGGCCTGCAGTCCACTTACGGGCTGCGTCGCCGTGGCTGATCTTCCTGAGTGGAACTCCGCGGAGTTCGGTTGCCCCGAGCGTGATGCTTTCTCGGCTCGCTCGCGACCGCGCACGTCGCTGACCGAGGTGGATGCGGCGGTCACGCTGTCGGCGTACACCGACCCGACCGCGACCATCGAGGGCAATGTCACGCTGACTCTCAGTGCGGCGCAGTACGCGGCGTGGCAGCAATTCGTGAAGTACGACCTCGCTGGCGGCGTGCGCCCGTTCACCATGCCACTCTGGTGGTTCGATCACTACGCCACGGTGCGGGCGCGGTTGCTCATGCCGTACTCGGCTCGGCGCCGCAGCGCAATGACGTATGAGGTGCAGGCGATGATCGAAGTCGAGCGGGAGACGATCAGCTAATGGCAACGCTACCCGACGAATGGCCGGACACGCTGCCGAAGTCGCAGATGCCGACCGAGTCGTATCAGGACTCGGCGACGTTCGATGAGATCGACGTGCTGCAAGGCCCGTCGCGTCGGCGTCGGCGCAAGCGCATCGGCCGCTCGGCGTGGACGTTTGAGGTGTGGTTCACCGCGGCGCAGGCGCAGGCGTTCGACGCGTGGTACACGACCATCGT